TTTTTCTGGTCTAACTGTAGAAGTAACCGCTCCTGATGCTATTACATCAAACTTAGGAGCTAATGGTTGGAGTAATGCAACTTATGGTGAAAACGGTTGGGGAATGTTTACACTTAACCCTGCTGATGTAGTAGGATTAACAGGAGTTTCTTCAACATCTGGAGTTGGTTCAACAACAATTATATTATCACCTACAGTATCAGTATCTGGATCTGCTGCAACTTCTTCTGTTGGATCAATAAGTGTTGATGACATGACAATTGGTTTAACAGGTCAAGCAACCACGTCCTCTGTTGGAACATTAGGATTTGATTTAACCTCTGTAGTAATACCAACAGGTCAACAAGCAACTTCAAGTGCAGGTGAATTAATAGCAGGTATTGTAGAATTTGTACCAATAACAGGAGTGTCAGCAACATTATCTGTAGGTTCAATAACTCCAGACCAAATGACAGTAAGTTTTGATGGTGTTTCTGCAACATTTAACGTAGGAACTTTAGCACCTGCGGATGTAATGGGATTAACAGGGGTTTCTGCAACAGCTTCTGTAGCTGCTTTTGGAACTGCTTCAGGCTTTGGAATTCAAGCATATCAAGCTGTTGACACAGGTTCAAATTCTTCGTATACAGATGTTGCAACTGGATCAAATACAAGTTATAGTGACGCTGCATAGGAGATAAATTATGGCATCAACATTTACAGGACTAGGAGTTGAACTTCAAGCAACTGGTGAAAACGCTGGTACATGGGGAACAAAAACTAATACAAATTTACAACTTATAGAACAAATATCTGGTGGATTTACACAACAATCTATAGCTGGTGGCGCACAAACTACAGCTTTAACTATTACTGATTCTGGAACTGGTGATGTAGCTGGTCACAGAATGATTGAGTTTACAGGAACAATTTCAGGAAATCAAATTGTAACTATACCAAATGATGTTCAAACATTTTACTTTTTAAGAAATTCAACTTCTGGCTCTCACACAGTTCAATTTAAATATGCTACAGGATCAGGAGATAGTTTTACTTTTACAGCCACTGATAAAGGCGATCAATTAGTATTCGCTTCTGCCAACGATGGTTCAAACCCTGACATTATTACTTTAGCTTTTGGTGCAGGAGATGTAACACTTACAGGGACAGAAACTTTAACAAACAAAACATTAACTAGCCCTAAAATAGGCACATCTATTTTAGATACTAATGGGGCTGAATTATTTAAATTAACAGCTACAAGTTCAGCAGTTAATGAACTTACATACGCTAATGCAGCTACTGGTAATAATCCTAGCTTTACAGCGTCTGGAGATGATACTAATATAAGCATTAATTTGGTGCCAAAAGGAACTGGACAGGTTCAAGCAAATGGCAGTGGATTAGCAACAACAGGAAAAGCTATTGCAATGGCTTTAGTTTTCGGGTAATAATAAATCAGGAGAAATAAAATATGGCAGCACCAAATTTAGTAAACGTAGCAACGATAACAGCAAAATCTGTTCAAGCTACATTAAACACTACTTTAACAACTGAGATTCTTGCAAACGCTGGGTCTTCGGGTAAAGTATTTAAAATTAATAATATCATCGTAGCTAATATTGATGGTTCAAGTGCAGCAGATGCATCCGTCTTTATAACTAAATCAGGCGGATCACCAATTGCAATCGCAAGCACTATATCTGTTCCTGCAGATGCCACTCTTATTGTTTGTGATAAAGATACTTCTCTTTACTTAGAAGAAGGAGACAATATAGAGGCAGGAGCTAGCGCAAACTCAGACTTGACTATTACTATAAATTACGAGGAATTAAGTTAAGGAGAATAATAGATGCCACGAGCGAATTACGGTATCATTGGACCCGTTCAAGATCCCCAGAAAGGATCAGAACAAATTACTTCATTCAATTCACCAGGAACTCACAGCACAAGCGGAAGCACTTTTGAATATTTAATTGTTGCTGGCGGGGGAGCAGCAGGAAATTCGACAGCAGGGGGCGGAGGAGCCGGAGGGATGATTACAGGAAATCAACCTACATCTCCAGGAGTCTCTTTAACTGTAACAGTTGGATCTGGAGGGACCACTGGGGCTCCAAGAGGAGGTAGCGGTGGAACATCAAGTATTACAGGATCAGGACCAATTTCATTAACCACAAGTGGTGGAGGAGGTGGTGGAACGCGAAATGTTTCAGGAAATCCCGGAGGATCAGGGGGAGGCGCCGGAGACGCGGCAACTACAGGGCCACCCGCTAGCGGAGGAAACGGAACTCCAGGTCAAGGAAATAACGGAGCAGGAGGATCTAACGACCCCACAAGTAAACACGAGTATGCTGGTGGCGGAGGTGGAAAAGGATCTGCTGGAGGATCACCCTCGGCTCCTAACTTTGGTACTGGATCACCTTCAACTATTACAGGTTCGGATGTAACTTATGCAAACGGTGGAGCTGGAGATGACAGTGGAACAGGACTTCCATCTGTTAGACCTAATTCACCTCAAGTAGCTAACACAGGTTATGGCGGATCTAACACTTTTGTACCAGGTGCTCCTGGACCAACTTTAGACCCAACTACTGTTAGGGAGGGGGGTGACGGTGTCGTTGTAATTAAAGAAGGAGCGTTTAGTAATGCCCCTGGAGTTTTTACAATGACTGATATTATACAATTGATAAAAGCAGGTAAATTTTCATAATGGCTAGATATTTTGCTAAAATAGGTTTAGATAATATTGTTGAAGATATTCTCGCTGGATCTGACACTGATACAGAAGTAATTATTTCTCAAAGACATGGTGGCACTTGGAAAGAGTATGATAAAGGTGCAAATGTCTCTTCTGGCAGAAGACCTGCACAAATCGGAGGAATTTTTGATACAAGCAAGGGAGACAGTGGAAATTTTATAGATCAAAAACCTTATGATTCATGGACGTTAAATGATACCACTTTGTCATGGGAAGCACCCGTAGCAGAGCCTACAGATAAAGATTTTGTTTACTACACTAGATGGAATGAAAACGATCAAAGATGGGAAGGACCAAGAATTCCTGATGGAAAAAATGGTGAAACATATCCAACAGAAGAATACTATTGGAACCCAACTACATCTACTTGGCAAGCTATATAATTTTAGTTTTAGAAAGGACTAATGAACAATAAATACACTTTTTGGTGGTACGAAAAAGCGTTCCCTAATTATATTTGTGATAAATTAATTTATTATTTTGAAAAACAAAAAGAAAGTTATAGAAAAGGAACTGTAGGAAAATTAGACAATAAAAGTGTAAACGATTTTTCAAAACAAGAAATGAAAGAATTATTAGACTATAGAAATTCTGATATTGCTTGGACAGAGGATAAATGGTTGTACAATATATTATTCCCTTTTATAAGAGATGCTAATCAAAGAGCTGGTTGGAATTATCAATACGATAGAGCAGAGAGTGTTCAGTTTACAAAATATGGTGAAAATGGTTTTTATGATTGGCACTGTGATTCTAATAAACAACCATATGGAGAAAAATCACACCCAAATGTTCGAGGTAAAGTTAGAAAACTTTCTATGAGTGTTTGTTTGTCAGACGAAAATGATTATGAGGGAGGTGATCTTACTTTTAAAATTTTATCTGATAAAAACAAAGGTCAAATTTGGCAGGCGACAGAAAAAAAATTAAGAAAAAAAGGTAGCGTGTGTGTTTTTCCATCTTATGTTTTTCATAAAGTATCACCTGTTACAAAAGGCAATCGTTTTTCTTTAGTAATGTGGACACTTGGAAACCCATGGCAATAAATAATTTTATTGGTGAGTATCAAATAAAAGACACATCTATATGTGATAAATTAATAACGTATTTTAAAAATAATATATCTCGTGCTTCTAAAGGTGGCTTTATGATAAATGGAGAGCTTGAAGTTGATGAGACAAATAAAGAATCTGTTGACTTAGGTATAGATAATTTAAACGATATAGACTATTATTTTAAATCGTTTAATCAAGAATGTTTAGATAAATACAAAAATAAATATGAGTTTTCAAACAGAACTGGTAGATACGCTATAAAAGAAGTGCCTAATATACAATATTATAAACCTGGTGGCGGATATAAAAACTGGCACTGTGAACGACTTGATTCTGATTATCCATTTAATAATAGGCATTTAGTTTTTATGACTTACCTTAACACTATCGAAAATGCAGGGACTGAATTTTTTTATCAAGATTTAAAAGTAGATGCTGTAAAAGGAAAAACTTTAATTTGGCCAGCAGATTGGACTCACACTCACAGAGGAATTATTAATAATGAAAAAGAAAAATATATTTTTACAGGGTGGTTAAGTTTTTATTAATGAAGTTTATTGAATTAAATAAAGAAATATTTTTATGTCAAATGCCAGAAGAGATAGTGCAGGAGATAGAAGAATGGAAGATAGCTTGTGATAAAATTAAAAATCATAAATTAAGTTTTTTAAAAAGTCATGAAAATATTGGAACATTAACTAATGCATATCAATGTAGTGTACCGTATAATATTGTAAAAAATTCTTTTTGGTTGCCGTATTGTTTAAGAATGTCCTCTAATATATTTAAAGTTAAACATAGAGAACTTTCTATAAGAGAGTGGGTTGGCCATTTTGATGCCATGGATGTATGGATAAATTATTCTTATAAAGGTAATTACAATCCTAGACATACACACACTGGTTTTTTATCTGGTGTTATTTATCTACAAAATGAAGATTATACGCACTTTACAAATCTTGATTTTAAGTATAAAGGTAATAAAGGAGATATGATAATATTTCCATCTTCAACACCACATGAAGTTAAGAAACAAGAAAAAGATTATGAAAGGATAACATTCGCATTTAACGTATCAAGATATGTCTCATAAAATAATTAAAAATGTTTTAAATAAAGAAATTTGTGATTTTTTACTTCCATACTACATTCTTAAAAAGAATGCTTTGGTAACGTATATTGATGAGCACAACATATCACCTTTTGATAAATCTCATGGAACATTTGGAGACACACAATCTTCAAATAAAAGTTACTGTGCCTATTCAGATACAGCGGCTGAAACTATTTTGGCTTTATCACAATCAAAAATAGAAAAAGAATTAAATAAAAAATTAATACCCACCTATTCTTATATGAGAGTATATGAAAAAGGAGAGGTTTTAAAAAAACATCAGGATAGGTTTTCATGTCAACTATCAGGCACAATATTTATTGGTGGTGAAAAGTGGCCACTATATTTAGAAGTTGATGGTAAAACTATTGAAATAAATTTAGAACAAGGAGACATGTTAATTTACGAAGGAGCTAAGTATTCTCATTGGAGAGATGAATTAAAACAAAACACCTGCACTCAGGTTTTTATTCATTACATATACGACGATAATCCAGACAAAGATAAATTAAAATTTGATGGTCGAAAAACTTTAGGGGCTTTTAAATTTGGAATTGTTTAATGAAAATATTGTCTTGGCACTTTGGACATGATGGAAGTTTAACTTATTCTAATAACAACAAACTTATTTTTCATACACAGTTAGATAGATTTAATGGATATAAACATAATGCTATTATATCTAAATCTTTAATTAATAAGTTAAGTAATTTAAACGTTGATTTATTTATTGTAACTTACGTTGTTAACAATTCATGGGTAGATAGAGCGATAGATTATTTAAAACATAGAAAAGTTATTAACAGTGACACTAAAATTAAAATAATAGGTAGAAATCATCACCATATATTTCATGCTTTTTGTGTGAAGTATTTAAGTAAATTTAAAGAAGGAGGTATATGGGTTTCGGATGGAAGCGGAGCTTTTGTTAAAGACAGGTATTTAGAAGCTGTGTCTGGTTATACTTTTTATAATAATAGTCTAAAAGAAAAATATAAATATTATTATGATTCAAAAATACCAAACAAAGTTCCAGTTCAAGTTGGAATGATGTACAGTAAATTAGTGTGTAATTTTAAAATGAAACCACACTTTGATGAAAACAAAATTATGGCTTTTTCTGAGTATGGAAAAGAAACAAAAAATATACAAACTTTTATTGATAAAGATAATAATTTTAAATTTTTAGATCCAAATTATAATGGCAACTTACCCATACCCAATGTGCGAGAACTTTATACAGATGATTTAGATGAGTTTGCTAAAGATGTAGCCTATCGAGTACAAAAAGATTTTGAGTACAAATACTATACAGACGTGAGAGAGTTTGTTCAAAAAAATAATATAAAAAATTTATGTTTATCAGGAGGCTGTTCTATGAACATATTAAATAACACGTATCTAAAAAAAGAATTAAATGTAAACATATTCATAGATCCTTTGTGTAATGATCAGGGCATATCTTTAGGTGCCAATGTATTAGCAAATATTGAAAATACAAACAAAGACTTAGAACCAGTTGATGACGTTTTTCTTGGATTAGAAGTTGAATATGATCTTAATATATTTAAAGGCTATGATATTGTAGATTATAATGATTCTAAAGTAGCCAAATTATTAAATGATGGCCATGTCATAGGATTGTTTCAGGGTAGATCAGAACAAGGACAAAGAGGCCTAGGTAACAGATCTCTTTTAGCTCACCCTAATTATGAAGGTATATTAGACAAAGTAAACAAGATAAAAAAAAGAGAGTGGTATAGACCTTTTGCTTGCTCAGTTTTAGATGATCAAAAAGAAAAATATTTTAATTGTGATTTTAAATCTCCATACATGTTATATGTGTTTGAAGGCAAACATAAATTAAAAAATATTGCATCCATAACTAATAAATCAAGAATACAGACTGTGGACAAAGGCATGAGATTCTATGATATTATAAACGAGTTTTTTAAATTATCTAAAATACCTTATGTTTTAAACACCTCCTTAAATATTCCAGGAGACCCTTTGGTAGAAAACATGGCTGATCTAAAATATATGTTGGATAATACTGATTTGAAATACGTATATTTACCTGATATAAACAAATTGATAACAAAATAATTTTGGATATAATGGAGCAATATGCTACAGAAAATAGGATTCGCACCCGGTATCAACAAACAAATCACAGCCACAGGAGCAGAAGGGCAATGGACAGACTGTGATAATGTTAGATTTAGGTATGGAACACCTGAAAAAATAGGTGGTTGGCAACAATTAGGTAATGTTAATGAAAACGAGCTTACAGGCGCTGGACGTGGGCTTCATCATTTTGTCAATAGTTTAGGTAGAAGATACGCTATTATTGGCACAAACAGAATTTTATACGCTTTCTCTGGAGGTGTGTTTTATGACATACACCCTATTAAATCTACAACAACGCTTACAAGTGCATTCACCACGACCAACGGATCACCAACTGTTACGATAACGTTCTCAACAGGTCATGGTATTAATCCGCAAGATATTATTTTATTAGATGGTTTTAGTGCAATAACTAATTCTAATTTTAGTGCATCTGATTTTGATGATAAAAAATTCATGGTGACAAGTGTGCCAACAACTACAACCATAACTATTACAATGCCCTCAAACGAAACAGGATCTGGTGCAACAACATCAGGTGGCATTAGAGTTAGACATTATTTTCCTGTTGGGTCTGCTGTTCAAGAAAAAGGATTTGGTTGGGGTCTTGGGTCTTGGGGTGGAGAGGCTTCATCTGCTGTAACAACAACTTTAAATGGAGCATTATTAAATGATGCTTTTGGAACAGGTGGATCAGGAACCTCTATTGTTTTGGCGGATGCCACACAATTTCCTAGCACAGGAACTAATTTTATAAAAGTAGGGACAGAGGAGATATCTTATACAGGTGTTACAGGTGGGACTACACTAACAGGTATCACAAGAGCTGTTAGAGGCACTACAAGAGCTGCACACAGTGATGGAGCAACTGTCACTAACACAAGTGATTTCGTTGCATGGGGTGAGGCTGCATCAGGTGACTTAGTATTAGAACCTGGCATGTGGTCCATAGATAATTTTGGAGACAAAGCAATTTGTTTAATTCACGATGCTGAAGTATTTGAATGGGACTCTTCTTTATCAAATGCAACAGAAACAAGATGCACGATTATATCTGGAGCACCAACAGCATCAAGACATATGGTTGTATCAACACCGGATCGTCACTTAGTATTTTTTGGAACAGAGACAACCATTGGAGATAAAGCAACACAAGATGATATGTTTATTAGATTTTCTTCACAAGAGGATATTAATACATACGCACCCACAGCAACTAATACAGCTGGTACACAAAGACTAGCCGATGGATCACAGATTAGAGGAGCTATCAGAGGTAGAGATGCACTTTATGTTTGGACTGACACAGCGTTATTTACACAGCGTTTTGTTGGCCAACCTTTTACGTTTGCCTTTTCACAAGTTGGAACTAACTGTGGACTTGTTGGACAAAATGCATGTGTGGAAGTTGACGGTGCTGCATACTGGATGTCAGAGAATGGTTTTTTTAGATATGCTGGTAAACTAGAATCATTACCATGTTTAGTAGAAGATTTTGTTTTTGACGATATAAATATAGAATCTGGTAATCAGATGATTTCAGCAGGATTAAATAATCTATTTGGTGAAGTTATGTGGTTTTATCCACAAGCGACATCATCTGTTGTAAATAGAATGGTTTGTTATAATTATTTTGATTCATCACCGCAAAGACCTGTGTGGACAGTTGGATCTTTATCAAGAACCATGTGGCAAGATTCAGCCGTATTTACTAAACCACATGCTTTAGAATACGATGCATCGACAGACACATCTTTTGATGTGATTGGAAATACAGAGGGCAGAACTTCTTACTATCAACATGAAACAGGCACTGATCAAAATAGAAACGGAACTATAACAGCTATAACTGCAAATATTTTATCAGGAGATTTTGATATTACAGCACAAAGAACAGCACAAGGACTACAAACAGGTGTTGCAACATTTAGAGGAGATGGGGAGTTTATTATGAAAATAAGACGATTTATACCTGACTTCATATCACAAACAGGAACAACTAGAGTAACATTAAATTTAAGAAACTTTCCAAATGACTCTGCTGCTAGCTCTGCATTAGGCCCGTTTGATATTACAACATCAACACAAAAAGTAGATACCCGTGCAAGAGCAAGAGCTATTGCGTTAAAAGTAGAAAATACAGGAGCTAGTCAAAGTTGGAAATTAGGAACATTTAGATTAGACACACAACCAGATGGTAGACGATAATGGCAAAGATAGTACAAGTATTAACAAGACCAGCAAGAGAATATGATTACACGGTTGCAGAAGCTCAAACTAGAGACATAGATGGTATTATAGTAAAACTAAATACCACATATCAACAAGAACTAAAGGATGAGGTAGAAGCTCAAAACTTCTTTTTAAATTAATGGCAAATAGTTTTATAAATAAAAAAGTAGATCTAACTACAACAGACTTAACTACATTGTATACAGTGCCTACAGCAAAAACATCTGTAGTAAAATCCATATTGGTTTCTAATGACGCGGGATCTGGTTGTAATATAGACGTCACTTTAGTAGATGCTAGTGGTAACATATTTAGTCTTTTTAAAACAAAAACCATAGCAACAATTACTACAACAGAACTTTTAACCAATCCTCTTGTAATGGAGGAAAGTGAGATATTAAAGGTACAAGCCTCTGACGCGAACGAGCTGCACGTCATAGCTTCAATATTAGAAATACAGCCAAGAGAGGTAACAACATAATGAAAGAACTAAAACCAGAAAAAATAATAGAAAAGATATCAAACAAGAAAACAGGCGAGATTTACAAAGATGACTCTGAATGGAAAGCTAAAAATATAGCCCCTGAAGACATTAGAAGAGATGTAACAGTTATAATGCCTAGCCTTGATTTATTTGGAAAAACAAAATAGGATAGATAGATGGCCATAACAAGATCACAACAAGCAAAACAATTACTAGCACTAGGAGGACGTATAGGACTTCAAGGTGGAGGAAGAGATGCATCTAGTGATGATTTTGGAGGCGGAAATACAGGTGGTGGAAATACAGGTGGTGGAAATGGAGATAAAGGTAGTTCTAACAGAGAAAGAGGAATAATGTCTCGTGGCAAAGGTCCAAAAGGAACCACTGGAAATATAGGTGATTTTACAGATACAGGTCCTGATAGAACCGCAGTAGGTCCTGAATCTAAATTTGCTAAAAATAGAGCAAGACAAAATATTGATAGAATGAGAACAGGATTAATGAATGTAATAACTCCCAGCACACAACCTAGAAACAGAGCAATAAGAACTATTTTAAATATTACAACCCCTGGACTAGGAGAATTTTTTGCTAAAACTATTGATAGAACACAACCAGATATTTTTGGAACTACAATAGATGATGACGATGATGATAATAAAGGCAACGGTATAATCCCAATAATACCACCTGTTGATACAACTTTTGCTCAAGCACCACTTACCATGGAACCTGAACCAGAAACAGAAGAAGAAAATTTTGAAAGATTTAGAAGATTTAGAGCTGAGGGTGGTATCATGAACAGTAATGTTGTAGGTGGTGAATTTGATTTTGAATCTGCAAGACAGATGTATGGTCTGGGTAAACTTGTTAAGAAAGTTACAAGAACAGTCAAGAAGATCGCAAAGTCACCAATAGGTAAAGCTGCAATACTTGGAGCAGTTGGATTTGGTATACCTGGAACAAGTATTGGTGGTTTATTTGGTAGAGCATCATTTATGACTCCTGGTGGAGCTGGAGTAAAAGGATTATTTGGAACAAAAGGCATAGGTGCATTTTTTGGTAAAGGTAGTTTGAATCCATTAAAAAGAGTTGTCGGTGTTGATAAAGATGTGGCCTCAAGTGCTTTTGGAGAGTTAGTAGGTAAAATAGGACCAGGAACATTAATTACGGCAGCATCAACACTAGCAGGATTAATGACACCAGAACAGGAAGAAGAAGCACAAGAATTATCAAGAGGTGAAGGTATAGATATAGAGGCAGCTAGAAGATCTGTTCTAGCAAGAGCACAAGGTAATATTAGAGATGATTTTAGAGCAACAAGATTTAGAGCTGAAGGTGGATCTACAGAAGAAAAAGAACCAGTAGCTAAAAAGGTCATGCCTTTGATAGATATGGGTGGTAAAGAAAAAGATTACAGAGAGACAGGTGGTTTTGTAGATATGGGACGTATGGAAAAGGCAGACGATGTTCCTGCAAGATTATCAAAGAATGAGTTCGTATTTACAGCAGATGCGGTCAGAAACGCAGGTGATGGAAGTGTGGACAAAGGCGCAGAAGTTATGTATAACATGATGAAAAACCTCGAAGCCGG